ACTTTCGATATTCAGTTTGTGGGCGATCCTGGAGAGCAGCACAGGCACCTGGAGATAGAGATGGAGGAAATCACATGAGAAAATTCATAACAGTAAACTGGCAGTCATTTGAGGCTCAGGAGGATGAGGTATTACTCACCGCTGAGACTATTGATGAGATAAAACAAGAGGAAGTGTTGGACAGGCCCAGAGCAAGTGACGTGCGAATAAAACAGATACTAGAAGATGAATTTTTAGACAAAACTTCTCCTATGAAGGATGTCTGTAAAATTTATTTGGTTGATCAAGAATATAAGCTCCCTACGGTAGATAACGTTAAAAAGCTTCTTGCTATGGATGAAACCGACAAGACCGAGTATTTATCTGAATTCCATGATTGTGATGATTTTAGCTTCCGTCTAATGGGCCAAATCAGCGTCCCTGGTTGGAGCAGCACTGCCTTTGGGATATTGTTTATTACAACCCCGCAGGGCGGGCATGCGGTTAATTGTTTTGTGGATGACAAAGAGCAAGTTTGGATAGTTGAGCCTCAGAATGATAAGATATTTAGCAAGCCCGATGATTGGCATGCATTCTTTTGCCTTATGTGAGAGTTAAGTGGAAAAAGTAAGTGTCCTGATTCCCACGCGTGGACGTTATGAAAAATTAGAAAAATGTTTGAAATCGCTCATTGATAATACAAAATATCCTGACTATGAAGTCATCGTAATTGTTGATAAGGACGATCCAGAGTCTATAGAAGTAGTCAAGGGACTCCCGTATAATGATGTTGAAATCATTATTAAGGAAAAACGGGAGATGTATGTTGGGAAAATTAACTCTGGTTTTCATGCAACCAATAGTCCTTTAGTTGTCTTCTTAGCCGATGATGTCTATGTCCAGCCTAATTGGCTGGCCGAGGCAGTATCAACTTTTAACAAATCATTCCCCGATGGAATGGGGCTCGTCAGTTTTAAGGATGAGTTTGACAACCGGATCGCAGGCCATGGCCTAATCTCCCGCAAATACGTGGAGGAATACCTAAACGGCAATATATTCTGGCCCGGATACCAGCATTACTGGTGTGACTGCGAGCTCACGGTGAGGAGCAAGAAGTGGGGCAGGTACGCCTACGCTGAGAAAGCCGAGACTTTCCATGACAGACCTTCCAGAGAAGGCGCAAGGGACAAAATAGGCCAGGAGGGATTAGCTACGAGAGAGCCAGGGAGGAAGCTCTTGATCCTCAGACAGTGGCTGGGGTTTCCCGACACTATGCCCGACAAGGTGGACATCGAGCTTCCGGAAAGGGTAGAGCTGCACTTTAGTCCCGACGATGAGATGTATTACTATGTTGGTTTTGGGATTGACACCAGGAAAAGACTGGATTGGGAGGTGAGCAGGGAGAGGGCCGAGTTCCTTCTCTCTAATTTCCCCCTGCACTGGATGTCGCCCTTCGGCTCGGCCTGGAAGGGTTGTTACGATAGAGTCTCGATACTGATTCCGGCACGTGGAAGATATGAACAGTTAAAAGAATGTATTGAGAGAATATACACTAATACTTGTTACCCTAATTACGAGATAGTGGTTATTTCGGATTCAGATGATGAGAAAATATCCAAAATATTATCGAAAAATGTCCGTAATATTGTCAATCCTGAGAGGCAATATTATGCAGGCAAAATAAACCTGGGATACCACAGGACCAATAGTCCTTTGCTGGTTTATCTGGCCGACGATGTGGAGGTCAACAAGGGCTGGCTCATCGAGGCCGTCAAAACCCTGAAAGAGAAAATCCCCGACGGCGCGGGCCTGACGGCCTTCGACGACGGGCACTGGAGGGACAAATTGGCCCCTCATGGACTGGTTAGCCGGAAATTCTGTAAGGAATATTTGGGAGATAACATATTCTGGCCGGAGTATGTCCACTACGGCTGCGATGCCGAGATAACAGCTAGGGCCAAGAAATTGGGTAGATTCATTTACTCAGAAAGGAGTAAAGCTTTGCATATAAGGAAGGAAGAAGTAAAGAACAGGCCAAAAAATGCCCAGGAGGTAATGAATAGATTCTTAAAAAGGGATAATCAGCTCTTCAAGAAAAGATTGTGGTTAGGATTTCCAAATCAAAAGGAAACTGATGAAAGCATGAGACTCAGGTTCCTGCCCTCAGAACAACTTAACTTTTATCAGGGATTCGAAGACACAAAAGGGGAAGTGATAGATACTAGAAAAAGATTAGTGTGGGAAGTCCCGAGAGGTACGGCCGAACTTCTCCTGGTCCATTTTCATAATTCCTGGGTTCCTGCATACTCAGGCTCATGGCCTATTTATAGGAGAGCCCCAGCGGGAGGTATTGACCCGCATGATGTCTGCTTTCAGGTCTGGAATAGGCCGGAGTGGACTAAAAGAACTTTAGAGTCGATAGATAAAAATACCGACTGGGATCTGGTAAACAAATTCTACATCATGGACGATATGTCCGAGGATGAGACCAAGAGAATTCTTGAGGAGTATCAGAACCCGAAAAAGGTGCTCATCAGGCAAAACTTTGGAACTGCTTATAAGTCCTTGGTTAAGTTCACCACTTTGGCTAAGACAAATCTAGTATTCAACTTAGAGAACGATATTCTAGTCCCCAAAGATTGGAACTTGAAGATGGCTAAGGCTTTTGCCCAAGACCCAAGCGTTGCAGCAGTTAGGGGAGATACCCAGGATATCCCCCTCTTCGCTAGGTGGATTACAGCCGAGGCGGGATTCGACCTCAGCATTCTAAGGGACCTCTTAGGCTTAATCCATGAATATAAAAGATGGATCGGTGGAGGATGGACAAAGCTCTTGGACTCAAGCCAGAGAGTTCATTGTTGTGCAGACCTTTTCTTTGACAAACTCGATTACCACGAGGATGAAAAAGAACTGATAGACAAGTACTATAAGGCTGGCTGGTGTAAGACTCCCTTTGATATTCCATACAGGCAAAGGGTGATGAGACAGGCTAAGCTAAGAAACAGTCCCATAGATATGGACAGTCTTATAGGAGATGGAATATGGGGGCATGAGAAGCACAAGGACATGGAGCCGTTTATTGCCTTCCTGAGCGGCCTAGTGATAGCGACCGATGCCCAGATGGTTCTTGAGGTCGGCAGTGGCTGGCTTAGCTCGGCCAAGGCTTTTCTTTATGGCCTTGAGAGGACGGGAGGTAAGCTCGTGAGCTGCGATCCCGAGAAGAGATGGAGAGACTTTCACCATAGTCAATTCGAGTTCACTCAGAAACTCTCGGACGAAGTGGCAAAGGAATGGGAAAGGGAGATAGATATTCTCTTCATTGATGGAGATCATACCTTTGACCAGGTTAAAAAGGACTTTGATAACTTTTCCCCTTATGTAAGAAAAGGGGGATTTATTTTGTTTCACGACTCGAACGAGCCGATGGCTCACTCAATGACCAAGATAGCAATAGACAAGATTGCGGAGAGAGTGAAACTCCCGGCCATTCGATTCGACAAGATTCCTGGGCTGGTGGTGATGCAGGTTGGCTAAAGTTAAGTGGTATGGGGAGAAATTAAAACGACAGATAGGGGATAAGTGCTTTCGGAATATGGAGAAGGCGTGTTACCTCGTAGAGGGAGAAGCCAAGAGAATATGCCCGGTAGACATCGGTAGAGCTCGTGCTTCGATTACTCACGAAGTAGAAAAAAGCGGTAATGAAGTGTTAGGAAGGGTAGGCAGTAATGTAGAATATTTTATTTATTTTGAGTATGGGATTCGGTATCAATCAGCGCAACCGACATTCAGACCTGCTCTGCATCATAATAAAGGAAGGATAAGACGAATTTTAGCGAGTTAAAATGCTAGATATAAATGAACTAAATCAGGCTATATTTACGGCCCTCAATGTTAGCAACGTAACAGATGAGATCACGGGAATCTATCATGGGAAGGCTCCCCAGAACACCGCTTATCCTTTCGTTACTTATTTCTGCGTTGACAATACCGACGATCAGACCTTCCAGGAGTGGAGGGAGGATGCTCTGATCCAGGTGGACATATGGAGCGACGAGCCTTGGCCTAAAGAAACTGGCGACATTTCTGAGAAGGTGGCCGACGAGCTGGACAATGCTGATCTCACCGGCACTAATTATGGATTTTACTTTTGCAAGAGGATAAGTACGAGACTGCTCTATGAGGATGATAACAAGATATGGCACATGGTTATGGAATACGATGTAAGGTTCGAAAAATCAAAATAACTTTCACTTTTTGATATAATTTTACCGAAGGGTAAAATAACCATTTTCAGTAAAACTCGGTCTGATCAACCGGGATGGGTCCTCTAACCTAGCTAGGGGCAAAGGTTAGGGGGCTTTTATTTTAGGATATGGAAAAAATTAGGAAAGAGGAGACTAAATTTAGGTAGGTGAAAATAAATGGGTGCTACCAATGCAGTGGGAGGATATAAAGGAGAAGTTTATGTGGGAACTGTCTCCTCAGTGCTGAATGCCGTGGCCGAGATAGGACACTGGACCGGGACTATCACCCGGAGTCTGTTGGATGTCCCCAGTTTCGACGAGGACCAGAAGCGAATCTATGGTAAGAGGGATTTTACCGGTTCCTTCGACGGAAGCTGGTACGCCAACGACAGTACCGGGCAGCAGGTACTCCAGGACGCCCTATTGACCGACGGCGGGACTACGGTCTATCTAAAGCTCCAGGATGAGAGCGGAAAGTATTACTCTTGTTGGGCTCTTATTTCGGGGGAGACCAT